TGTGGATCGTATACCATTGGAGTCATAATCAATGGAATGTATGGAGCAAATACTGCACCAGCTTCCAAGAATTGACCACCTCTATATCCCATAAGGATTACATTTTCCTTCATGTATGGGTTTTTGTATACATCATATCTACTGTTCATTTGTCCAGCTTTCTGAACACCAAACGCATATTTCATCTTAGCTGCATCACCATCTGAATTTGAAGCAAATCCTGGGATTGACTCAAGAATAGTAGCTACTTTTGGAGAAATTACCATAAAGTTAGCACCACCTCTTAGAGTTTTCTGGTGGATAGAGTTAGATAACTTTTGCATTTTAGTTCCTAAAGTTTGGAACCACTGACCTTGTGAGTTATAGAATCCTAAATCACTGTCTACTACGCCTCCAGAGCTAATAGCTTCGTTGTTTTTAGCACTCCAGTACTCAACGTTTCCTTTAGATGCATCCATTAACATTGCTAAAATCTCTAAATCAATTTCCAATGAAATGTACTCACTCATAATTGAAGTTAATTCAGCTTCAGCATCTAGAGAATGGTAAGCATTTAAATCTTGAGCGAACTCAGGAGTCCAAACAGCTCTTAATTTTCTAGTTTTAGCTACAATAGCTGAACTTTGCATCTGTACATTGATCTGTGGAATATCAATTGGAGAGTTATTTCCGTTTAAGGCATCATTACCATCTTCGAAATCACCTCTTTCAGCATCAGTTGGTTGTAATGTATATACTAATTCAGTATCACTAGCTGGATCTATTGTATTTACATTAACAACAAAATGTATATGAGTTCCTGTTACTCTTGTAAACTGTGGATGTTGTTGTGCTACTGTAGGAGCATTTGAACCTGATAGGTAAAAACCTCTAGCAGCTGTAAGATCAGCATTACCATCAATTGCTTCTTTTTGAACTTTAACTAAAGCATATGAAGCAGTATCTACAAAATCAGCATTAGCATATACATCTCTAAAGAAATCTACTGAACTAGTTTCTAAAGTAGGGCTACCACCAGCTACTACAGAAGATGTGTTATTGATTGAATAACCAAATCTACCAGCACCATAAAGACCACCTGCATTTGTGTTACCAAATGGCTCAGTGTCTGCATCAACATCACCATATAGTGAATTTGTTCCTGGGGTTGTATTAAATGGAGTTTTGTCAGTTCCATATTGGAAATCTAGATAAAATACTAGACCTGAAGGTAAGTTCATTGGTTGAACACTAACAAATTCTTTTGCAGCAATCTGACCAAATACTTTTCTTACCAACGGTAAAGCAACACCAGCCCATTGTGCACCTGTACCTGGAGAAAAACTTCCAGCACCAGCACCACCACCTGTGTTACTCTCTTCCATAACCAATTGTTTGGCTTGGTTTTCGAGGATCATAGACATGTTATTTTTGTTGGTCTCATCAGAGATACCTTCCAATAAACCTGTCTTTTCCCACTTGCCAGCTAATCTAGCCGCATCACTTTGTAGCGACTTGTAAGGATTAGCACTTTCTAAAAGGGAGTTTAATTGACTCATTTTTTTAAGTTTTAAAATTTAATTATTTATTTAATACCTGCAAGTTTTTGAAATCTTTTTACCATTTCATTTGACTCAACTATAGGTTGTTTTTTAGTAGTTTCAACATTACTAATGCTTTTAGAAGCGGAACCTACGATTCCTTCAGTAACTGAACTCTTGTATTTCACTTTCATGTTTTTATCTAGAGTTTCGTATACTAATTTTACTCCTTTAACGTCATTTGCTTTGTCAAACGCTTCTAAAACTTTGCCTTTTTGTGACTCAGTTAATGATTTAGATTTAAAAATCTTGTTTGTGTATAGAAGTTTTGCATTAAGTAAATTTACTTCGTGTAATTCAGATTTTAAAGTTTTAATTGTTCCGTATGCCTCTTCAAGCTCTTCTTCTAATCCTAAGAATGTCTCAGGTTTACCAGTTCCAGCTTTTCTAAGTTTTGATTGTAAAGGAGACGCAGGTTGATTCATTTCATCATTCCATTTCTTGAATGCTTCAAGTTTTTCCTTAGTCCAACCTTTAAAACCATCAGCGGCTTTACTAACAGCTTTTGCAATGACGGCAGCTCCACCAGCAGCACCTGCGGCAGGAGTGGAAGTCATGACTTCGTCCATGTCATCCTTTTCTTCCTTCATTTCATCTTTTTTACCTTCTGTAACTTCTACTTCAACATCGTCTTCTACTTCGACTTCGTCTTCGTCTTTTGCTTCAAACTCAGTACCAGCTTCTAATTCACCAGCACTAACCATATCAGCGATAACGTCTTCAATGAATGATTTTAAATCTTCATCTGACATATCATCAAGATCTAATTCATCATCTTCCATATCTTCTTTTTCGTCTTCCATACCATCTTCATAGCCTTCTTCTTCGGCATCTGTTCTAGCATCTTCTGAAATTTCGTTATCTATTTCAGCTAAAATTTCATCTAAATTAACTTCTTCGTCCTCATTTATTTCTCTATCCTTTTCTGTAGCTTTAAGAGCGCCTGTTTCAGGTTTTCCATCTTCGTCTTCACCATGTCTCATGTCTGGGTCAGTCATTTCTTCCATAGTGTCGTCTTCCATAGATTTACCTCTCATTTCTTCTCTCATTGAATCATCATCTTCTTCATAAGACATACCACGCATTTCTTTTACGTCGTCCTCGTCTGCAGAATCCATTTCATCAAGTTTAGCAGCAAGCATAGATTTAAGTTGGGGAGTGAAAGCTTCTTCTAGAGCGACTTTAGCATTTGCAATTGCTGATTCTTTGACAGCTTTTGCATCGGCGATAGCCTCTTTTAAAAAATCTCTGTTCATTCTTCCTAAATTTATTTTGTTGGGAAAGTACGTTTATTGAATCAAACGTAATAATTGTTAAACATTTTGTCTAATACCATATAGAAAATGGCATATTTACGAGTATACGTATATGAAGATTATTCAAAAAATAAAAAACCTGGAAATTTCTTTCCAGGTTAATTTTGGTTGTTAGCAATTATCTCTTAACTCTTACTTTTTATTTTGAAAAAGTTGAATTAAAATAATTAGGGCTATAACCCCAACAAATCCTCCGTCACCTAAAGACTTGATAAGTCCCATGACATTGGTTACTACACTAGTACCAAATACTCCTATACCAAAGATTACTTCAGCTAGGATACTTAGTGATACAAAGGATAAGAAAATTGTTGTTATCCCCCCTAAAAAACTTGTTATTTTGTTCATTATATCTTCCATAATTAAAAGTTTAGTTAATAATTGAGTTAATGCAACTATTGTTGAAACAAGTTAAATATTTTAGTATGTAGGTTGTATTTGAGGAAAATAAAACTGATTATGCTTTATTTCTTTTGACTTTATTTTTAGCGTTTCTTATTAGCCTTTCTTCCATTCTAGCTACTTTAATTTTTAACGCGGTGTTTTCCTCTATAAGTAAGTTTATTTTTTCTTCTAAATCTGTTATTTTTGTTTTTAATTCTTCAATAACTTGTAAAGATAAATTATCTTCACGTTTATCCTTTTCTTCTTTTTGGTCCATTCTTTTTTTAATGATGGTCCAAATTTCTTTAATCCCCAACGCTGATATGAGTGCAATTAATATCGGTTCGTCCATTTTTTTATAAAATGGGGCAATTGCCGTTAGCACATAATATTTCCGTAATTATAGAACTTACTTTTGAGTAAGGATTAATATTTATTTCTTTTCCTTCTTTAATAGTTTTCATATATGAACCTGGGTTAGATGGTGTTGAAACAAAATCCCAGCATAATAATTCAAAGTCATCTTGTACTTCCATTATTTCACCTCTTTGTTCCAATGAACCCATTCCTCGTGATGATACACCACAAGTGACTCCACTTTCAATTAAAGCTTTTAATATGTTTCCTGATGGTGTAGGTAATATTTCTATTTTACCCATTACATTATCTCCATCCCACCACATATCCTTTATGTTATGCGAAACATTTTTTAAATTTACAACTTGAGATTCAGGGTGATCTAACTCACCTACTGCTCTATTTTGGTCAACTAATTCTTGGTACTTATCTATTTCTCTATCCCATAAATCTTTAGAATAATATCTACCATTACCATTTTTAACTTCCGCTGTAGCTAATATACCTTCAACCATAGGATTACCACTTTCAGACATTTTACCTTCTGATAGCATTCCTTTTACAGGAGTAAATAATTGAGTTTCTATTAATACTTGCTTCATAATATTTTTTATTGTGGTAGGCTCATTCCTATTTCTGCATCTTCAGCAGGATTATCTATGTTAAAATCATCTACGTTATCCGAACCTAAATCTTCATTGACATCTTCTTCTTCTAATTTACCTTCAATATCGTCTATTTTAGTATTCAATTCATCAGCTTTAGCACTATTATCATCTAATTTATCACCAACAGCTTCATCAATTTCTTCCTCCATTACTTCTTTTTTCTTACCACACATTTTTTCATAAAGCTTTTCCATTTTAGCTTTTTCCTTAACAATAACTTTTATTTCTTTTTGGATTTCTTTAATTTTACTTTTATCCATTAATTCAGCAAGATCTTCATCTTCTGATATCATTGATATTCTTGTTTCTTTTGTTGAAATAATTTCTTCTAAAGCTGCAATTTTTGCCTCTAAAGCAACTATTTTTGATTGTTTGTCTATTTCAGCAAGTTTAGTTATATATCCAGGTTTTTTACCTTCTGTTACAGGTAAATATCCCGTTGCTATTTCACCATCAGGATAATCCTTTTTAGTAGCTTCTCCATATCCACCACCTTTACCAGCATCTTTAACCATTTTACCTCTACCTAATCCAGGTACATCATCAGTATACCCAATTCCTTTAATACCAAATTGAGCTTCTTCTACATAATAAGAAGGATTTTTATCTAAATTTTTAATAACTAAATCAATTAGTTCTTGTTTAGTTTTATCTGCATTAGCTTCATCTGTAAGCTCTGTATAATATCCTTGACGGAATTGTTCACCTGCTACATTATTAAGGAGTTTATCATCTTTATAATCATATCCTTTAGTTGGAGCTTGCAAGTCAGTTACTTCTTTAGATGTTTTCTTTTCTACTGCTTTAGCTTCTTCTAAAAACTTAGCGAATGCCGTTTCATATGATTCTTTTTTTCTTACTGTTGGGTTAGCAATAGGTTTAAATCCTACAAAATTTTCTGATATAATATGATTACGTTTTAGACTATCAATTGTCTCATTAATGCCTGCTGATGTACGAACAAAATTAGGGAATTGTCTTTTAGCATCTTTTACAAATGATCCTTTATGGCCTTTTCCTTCTTTAATTAAATTATATTGTTCTTGTAATGTTTTTCTCTTCATTATTGTGTTTTTAATAGAGATTTAATATCTCTTAGATAATCAATGATCAAATCGGTTGATTTAACAATAGCATATGATGATGGGTTATCTTTATAATAATCCAAAGTTTCATCCTTTGCATTGCTTATCATCTTATAAATATCGTTAAGTTCTTTCTCAATTACTTTAAATGCATCTACTCTTTCTTTTTGAAATTTAGCTTGTGGAGTATCATCTTCAAATAATTGTTTTACCTCTAAACCAGAACCCTTAATTTTTTTAGGAACTAATTTATATTTAAATTGTTTTACATAAGCACTATCTTTAACTCCATCACTACCTGCTTTAGGGCCCGGACCTAATGTAGCACCAATATTTTCTTTTACTTCTTTATAACCTAATTCTTTATATGCTTTATCATTTGGTTTAGATCCTTTTAATCTAAAAGCATATGGTGTTAAATAGGATCCTGCCGCTCCTGAGGTTGATATTTCTTCAACA